GTGCTAATGAAAACCTGCAACAAGATATGGGTCAAGTGGTGGCTATGATAGATACACTAAGGCAAAATTTTAATACAGCTATCTTAGCAATACATCACGACACAAAATCTGGAGAGAGCATGAGAGGATCTTCTGTTATACGAGCATCAGCAGATACGACGATTCACTTAACTGCACGAGGACAAGACTCTGGCTTTATAGAAATGGAATGTACTAAACAAAAAGATGCTGAGCCATTCAAGCCATGGTCTCTTATGTTAACTGCTGATAAAGAGAGTGGCTCTGCAGGGTTGAGTGCGTACCAAGAAGGTGTAAAAGCAAGAGATTACTCTCTGCTAAAAGCTTTAGGTGACATTACGACACATAGAGGAGAGAAATTCTTTAATAAGGCTTGGAGAGAAGCTGCAAATATGGAGGGAGGTCGTTTTGAACGTCCAAAGGCTCAGCTTATCAGGGAAAACCTCGTAGAGCAAACTGGTGAGGGAAGATCTAAACAATATAGTGTAGCTAAGGAGGGTTGGGATATAATAGAGAGTGAAACTTCTAGACCTGTCCCTAGAGTTGAACAGGTACAGGAGTCTCTGTTAGAGGAGGACGAATGAAATGTCGAAGTTGTGGTGTAAAACAGGTTAATGTGTTTGGCGTACCTTCGCATATTAAAGCAGGTATGTGTAGGTCTTGTCGAGATATCTTGTCTAGGACATGGCGTAAATCTAAAACTTAGTGTTATAGTAATTTTATGACTGATGAAGTAAAAGCAGGAAGACCTAAAAGGTCTGATGCAGATTTGTTGTCCGATAGGGCAAAAGTTAAAGCACAGATATTCGGAGCAAACAATGAAGTTTTCCAATTCGATAAAGATGCAGAAATATATTTACCTCCACCTCCAGCTAAGAAAGGTACAAGTCTTTGGAAAGCATGGGCTATGGAGTCTTTCTTGGAATGTATCCGATACGGACTCACCTACACCGAAGCTTGTAAACGTATCAATGTTACAAGGAAATGGTGGGAAGAAAACTCGCAGAGACATAAGGACTGGGCTGCTGAAGCACGACAAATTAGATCTGGTGATGCAGTTAAAGATTCCTACCCTGATTTATCAAAAACGTCTTTTTCTGAATTTTGCAAATTATATTTTAACGTTGAGTTTGCTCCGCATCAATTCGAAATAGAAAAGAATCTAGCTGACCCTACAGGAAGACTTGTTTTAGTTTTGGGACACCCTGAGTCTGGTAAGTCTACTTTATCAGCTTTGTGGTATCCAATATATAAAATGTGCCAAAACCCAGACATTCGAATTGCCCTGGTTACAAAGTCTGGGGAAAAAGCACAGGACTTGTTAGGTAGAATCAAAAGATATTTAGTTGATCCGTATCTTTATAAAGACTGCGAGAGAAATTTAATAGAAGACTTTAACGGATTTAAATCACAAAAATCTGATGGTTTTGGCTGGTCTAAAGACCAGATAACTATACGACATAGAAAGTCTGGTGAGAGAGATCCAACCGTACAAGCTTTGTCTGTTGGTAAACAGATATACGGGTCACGACTTGACTTACTTATCCTTGACGATGCTTTGACGTTAGAGAATCAACAGACTGATGGTAGGCGTAGAAGAATTGACGAATGGTTTACGCAGGAGGCAAGGTCAAGGGCGCAGAGAGGTCAGACCTTAGTCAACGGTACAAGAATTCACCCACTAGATAATTATGGACAATGGAAAGAGTCCTGGAAAGAACATAGGATATTCAAACATGTATCCATACCTGCAATTTTAAATGAACATACTGACGAAGAGAAACCTAACTGGAGTGAGTACTGGTCTTTAGACGGCAAGTGGGAGCATGATGAAACAATTGATACAGAAGTTTTTATACCTGGGCTAAGGGACATCCGGAATGAAATATCTTCCAGAGATCCTCTCAGGTGGAAACTTGTGTACCAACAAGAAGATGTACAAAACGAAGAAGGTATTTTTAAACAAGAACTTATAGACAATGCTTTAGAGTTAGGTTCTGCTCGAAGTATCGGTCAAGTGTATCCTGAAGAAATTTTAGTACTTGGTATTGACCCAGCAACAACTGGTAGAGCTGCCTCAATTTTGCTTGCGTACAATCCTCAAACAGGCGTGAGGACTGTTGTTGATATTTTTGTAGGAGCTAGATTAGGTGCTACTGGTGTCAGAAATAAATTAATGTATGAGTTTTGGGAAAAATATAAAAATCATAGAGTTGCTTACACAGTTATAGAAACAAACTTTGCTCCGACTATCTTAGGAGATGATACTGTGAAACAACGTGCTGAATGGGCAGGTACAAGGATGATACAACATATAACAACTGGTGCTGGTAAAAAACGAGGATCTAAATGGGATGAAGAGTATGGTGTTGGTGCTATGCAATCATTATTTTATAGCGGATTAATATCGTTTCCTTCAGCAACAGTACAAGATAAACAAAAGCTTGAACCATTGCTAGATGATATGCTAGTATTCCCTTGGGCGAAGCAACAGGACGCTTTGATCGCTTTGTGGATTGCAAATGGGGAATGTAAAAATTCTTCATTTTTTAGTGTAGATTTAACAAAAGTCGTGTCAAGACGAAATATTCCGCCTATTATAAGAGATAGAATGTTTACAAGGAATAAATGAGCAATTTAAATTTTGGTGCACCTTTAGAAAATGGAAGTTCAGCAGGTAGGAACTTATCTCCGTCACAACAATGGTGGGATAAAAGAAACCAATTAATTGAAACACACTCTAATTGGAAAGAACGAGTAAAAGAAATAACAACTGTTGTTAACGGAGAGTGGCACATGCTTTGGGCTAACTTAACTGCAACTGCTGAAGCTCCTTCTGTTGCAAATATTATAGAAATGGGTATACATCATTGGTCTGCTATTGGTGGTGCTGTTATCCCTTCAGTCAGAATACCTGTACCAGTCAATAAAGATTTAAAAGGTGGCGAAAGAGCTGCAAGAAAAAGAGAACGTAGAACTAAAGAGCTTTGGTCAAGTTCTAACATTAATGAGCTTATGGCTCAATGGTGGGGAGATTACGCAGGAGCTGGATCAGCATTCTGCGGTGTTTGGGCTGATTTTTCCGAAGACCCTGCTGAAAGAGATCCTTATCTACAACGATTAGACCCTAGATACTGCTATCCAATCAAAGATACTAAAGGAAATATTATTGAATTATTGGTAGCTAAAAAAGTATCTACAGACATTATTCTTAAACAATATCCTGCTGCTAGAGGAGTTTTAGATCCTAAGATTACAGAAGTAGAGGAATGGTTTTGGTTTTTACCTGACAAATATATACACATGATTGCTGATGCGTCAAAAGAAGGTATGCAAAAAAGAACAGGCGTTATTATTACAGAAGAAGAGAATAAGCTTGGTAAAGTACCTGTTGTTGAAGTATCAGTTCCGTCTTTTGATGGACAACGTAGAGGGATATTTGACCAAACAAGACACATACTACGAACAATGCACAGGTTGATGACTCTTACAATCACAAGTTCTGAAGAAGAAGTTTATCCTCCTGTGTTTGAGTATGATGTTCTGAATCCAGATGACTTTGGTCCTGGTGCCGTAATACACGGAAGAAGTCCTGAAGCTCGTATGGAGAGAATGCAATCTCGTAGTCACTTCGATGCAAAAGATTTAATTGGAAGACTTGCTTCTGAAGCACGTTCTCAAGCATCTTTCCCTGGTCAACTTAGTGGTGATCCAGGTGCAAGTATTGTTTCTGCTCGTGGTATTGAAGCATCTATGGGACAAATTGATGCACGACTTGCTTTAGCGCATAAACAGTTTGAGTCATTCCTAGAAAAAGCTACGCAAATATTGTTAGCTTTTGATGAGCATTACTGCGATGGAGAAAAAACTATTCACGGAGATGCAGCTGATAGAAAGAAACCAGAAATTTTTATACCGTCAAGAGATATTGCAGGTCATTATGACAACAATGTCAGGTACGGTATTGGTGCTGGAACAGATCCTTCTAACAGAGAGATGCGACTTGCTATGAATCTTAATCAAAATTTAATATCCAGAGAGACTGCAAGAGATGAAATGGATTTCTTAGAAGATCCTTCTAGAGAAGAAGTTAGAATTGTGAGACAGAGAGTAACAGATTCTTTAATGGAAGGTATCTATCAACAAGCAGCTCAAGGTAATGTACAGATTGCAGCTCAATTGTTGCAAAATATGGGTAAAGAAAATGTAGATTTAAACGAAGTAGTGAATAAACTGTTAGAAGACTTAAAACCTGAAGAACAAGCTTTACCGGAAGGTGCAGCTCCTGGTGGTCCTCCGCAAGGTGGTTTACCGCAAGGTGGTTTACCGCAAGGTGGACAATTACCACCTGAAGCTGCTAGTTTGCCTTCTTTAGGAGCGTTAGGTATAGGAGGTTAATATGGCTGAAGGACCGTCACAGATTACTGACTTAGGTGGTTTACCGCAAGGAGGTAAACAAGAAATAGAAAATATGGCAGCTAATGCTGGTATGTCTTTAGGAATTCAAGGAGATAATTCAGTACCTAGTGCTGGAGCTCAAAGAATATCTCCTCAAGCTCCTGGAAGTTTAAGTTTAGGTGGCATTGGAGACTTTGTAGCTAACTCTCCTAATCAAGGTGGATTTGCTAGTGATGGTTTACCATTTGGTCAAGGTATGGGAGTTCAAGCTCCACCTATAACAGAATTAGAACAACAACGAGCAACTGCAATAGACAACGCTATGGACTTGTTCGCAAATTCAAAAATTCCAGCGGTTAAAGCTGCCGCAGCCCAAGTAATTAGAGGAGCAGTTATTTCTCAGTTGCAGGGCGACGATGAGTGAAAAACCTTTAGAGAGTGAAAAACCTTTAGAAGATAAATTAAAAGAGGACTATAAATATTCATGGGAAGACCAAGAATATGATGGTGCTCTAAGTTATCATTTACCGTCTAAAAAAGATTTAACAAATTATTATCCTCCTTCTACAGGAAATGTACAAGATATGGAAAAAGCTATCTTACATACTCAAGGAGAAGTGCCTACAAATTGGGTTATGAGTTTGACTCCAGAAGAAATACAAGAATTAAATGACCTCAGTCCAGAAATGATAGAGCATCTTCCAAGAGTTTTTGATTATTACGAAAATAATAAAAATTCTACAAAAGACATAGAAGATACTGCTAAAAGAAAAACTGATTGGAAAGCACTTAGTAGTAGATTTGGAGCAGCTCTTTCAGCAGGAACTCCTGGAATGGCTGGAACTTCTCCTATTACAAAACCATATGATTTTGAAAAAGGATACGAAGAATCTTTAGATGAAGTTACTCAACAAAAATTAGGAGAAGCTTTGTCTATGTTCGAAACGCAAGATAAATCAAATGAGTTAGTTGTGAACGAAAAAATACCTAACAATGTTCAAGAAGGCGCGATGGGTAAATTATGGAATAGGATAAAAGAAAACGCAACTAGCCAATATAAATCTGGAATATATTTAGGGAATGCAACTTTCTTTCCTGAAAGAATGAACGATACTGAAGTACCAGAAGAAATGTCTTTAATGAGTCCTTTAACTATATCAATACAGATAGGAAAATTTTTAAGTTACGTTGGAACTGCATTTGTCGGTCAAAATGATACAAATAAAAAAAATTCAGGATTTGAAGAAAACCAAATTTCAGATATTGAGAAACAAAGAGATCAATCTATTAATAATTTTAAAGCAGTTCAAGGAGACGTGACGTGGGAATCTTTAAGTAAAAACGATCCAATATTTGCTCAAGAAATTTTAAATTTGCCTTTTGTGCAAGGAGATAATGCCAAAGCTAAAGCGATAGTAACTGTAATGGTAGAAGCAAACAATCCTGAGCTAATGGATGCTAACAACGAATTTGTAGAAGCTATTCATCAAGCATTTGCAGAAACAATTAAAAAAGTTGCTTCTGGTGAAGACTCTGTTGGAGATTTAGTAGTTAACGGTTTAGGGGCGTACTCTAAGTATTTTGTGGGAAGTATGTCTACAGGAGCTTTTTTACTTTCAACAGAAGAAGGACAAAAAATGGCTGCTGAATTTGGTAATAAGAAAGGGAGAAAAGAATATTATAATTTAATTAAAAAAATGGATTATAAACCTTCAGAAGCTATTGGTATGAATGGAACTTTTTCAGGCTCTATGATAGATATTGGAACATCGTTTGCATTTGATCCGACAATATGGTTATTAACACCAGCAACTGGAATTAGAGCAGGAGCAGTAAAACAATTTGCTCACGTAAAATATATAAAAGGATTTATGAACAAAGGGATAGGAAAAGCATTTGCTGATGACCTTTATAAAATTTTAAAAGAAGGAACATATTTACAAAAAAGAGAATTGCTTAGAAACTTTTCAGATGCTAATCAAGGTAGATTAAAAAACATTGTTAAAGATGATCTTGCTAGAGGCACCTCTGAAATCACAAGCGAAAGATTTTATAAAGTTTATACAGATACTTTATTGCAAGGAGACAATCCTTACATATTTCACAAAACTTATTGGAACAAATTTAAAGCACAAAGAAATGTAAGACTTATGGAAAATGCTTTGAATGGTGATAAGAAATCATTAAAAGCTTTTGGTAAACTATTAACAACTAAAAATATTTCAACCAAAGTTAATCTTGCTGGTCCTAACGCAAGGAGAAATATTATGGAAGCTATTGAAAGTATGGTTCATGGTACTAAATTACCTGAAGGAGAAATCCAGAAGTTAATGCAAACATTAGATGATTCATTAGAAGAATTGTTTCAAGCCACTTTAAATAATGGAACTAACTTTAATGGAAGTGCTTTAGCTGCACTTAGACTAAAAATAATTAATCAATCTGATTTAATAAACTTTTTTGAAATGGGAGCGTTAGGAAAAAATCCAAGAAATATTGTAAAGAATTTAGGAGACGACAGTACTGTTACTGGTCAATCTATTAATAAGAATTTAGATGAGAAAAACCTAGTAAATGATGTTCCCAAACCTAAGCTTGACTTTGACACAGTCGGAAAACTTTTAACAAACGCTAAAAAGAAATTAAAAACTTTAAAAGCAGAAGGTGCAGCAGAAGATATTATTTTATCTCAACAAGCGTGGGTTAATAAATTACAAAAGACTAAGTCATCTGGTATTGTGAGACCTCGTAAAGGGCAGAAACAAGGAGAGGTTAAAGATTACGATCAATTTGATGTAGAGCAATTATTTAATGATGAAAGTTTTATGGGTAATGCTACAGGTAGAGCTCAAATGCAGAGATTATTAGATGAGGCTAGCGAGTTATCCGGTATAGCGAAAGGGTCTAAAGAATCTGTAGAAGGTGCAAAAATGTACACTAAATTCTTAGATGACTTTGATGCCAGAATGCAAGAAATAGCTGAAGGGGCTGGAAAAGGTGTAAAGTTTAAAAATGTTGAATTATTAGTTAAAAGAGAACATAGAAAACTTCTTAACAAATTAGACAAACAAATGAGAGATTACCATAAATTGCTAAATACTTCTATTAGGTCTGAACAACAAAAGGTTATGCAAAAAGCTCTAGACACTCTTGTCTACAAACTAGGTTGGGATAAACTTGATAACTTACAAGGTGGTTGGTTTACTTTGGAAAAAATTGGAGATAATTTATATGATCAAGCTAAAAAAATAAAATTTAAAGGACAGAAATTAGAAAACAATGCCGAAGGAAGGCGTATAGCTCAAGAAGAAGCTAAAGGTTCAGATGTTTACTTCATAGAAAACCCGATTAAAATTACAAAAAACAAAGCTGGAGAATTAATTGATATAGACATAAATTGGGTAACTCTTAAAATTATGATGCAGTACAAAGACGAAGTAGGTGCCGCATCATCAGTTCTTAGAGGACAAGCAAAATTTTTTGATAAAGGTCAGGGAAAAAAATTTATGCTTAACGAAGCAGAAGACGCTTTCTTAGCTTCTGGTAGAAAATACGATTCTCGTTTAATACATGAACTTAAAAAAAATGAAAAATTTAAAGGACGAAATACTGAAGAAATAGAAGAACTTGTAGCACAATTTATAGGAGACGTTAGAAATACTAGGAGAGCTACTAATCAAGTTGTCGAAGGAGAACTTCCTATAAGCCCTATGGAATTCTTTGTGATAAATCAAGCAAAAGAAGGAGGAAAAAAGAATGTAACTAATATAATGAGAAGGCTAAATGCTGAAGGTTGGTATCAAAAAGTAGCAAATTTTAACAAAGCTTGGACTATGGACAAAGTTGCAAAAGCAAGTACTGCTTTTGTTGCTGCTTTTGACGAAATATTCTTTTACAAATCTATTTATGGTTGGAAAGGTACTAGAAAAGATTATATTTTTAATAGAGGCGTTAGGAAAAATTTAAGAGAAATTAGAAAACTTGGTGGAATTGATGCAGCTATGAATAATCCAAAATTAAGAAAAGAAATAAACGAATGGATTCACGAGGCTTTGACAACACAACAACAACTTCCTATAGAAGTTGCTCAACGTTATAAAATAGGATTTGATAAAGACTCACCTATAGAATTGTTAAAAAACACAGACGCTGGTTTTTTCCAATATGCTACTCAACACATTGATTCTTTGTTAAATGATTACGGATTTCAAGAATATGCTTTAGCAATAGATAAAATTAAAAAATTGAAAGTTGGTAAAGATTTAACAAAAGCTCAACTAGATGATCTTATTAAAAAAGGAACTGACAAAGATTGGGTAAAATGGTTTGGAACTTCTGATGCAGATTACTTAAAAGGTTTAAAAATGTTTGGTTATAAACAAGGTGACGGTATGGCTACACATGTAGGAATCAAACAACCAGCCGTTCCTTACCAACATTATTTAGTTAATTCTGAAGAAGGTTGGAAATATTATGAGTCGATGAAATCATGGTATACATTAGGTGTTCCTGCAGACAAAGTAGATAGTGTTTGGAATGCTTTTCTTAAAGCTGCAAAAGAACGAAAATTAGGTACAAATCTAAAAGCTCTACCAGATAAAAGTGTTATCGGATACCTAAAAATTCCTGGAACTAAAAAACCAAATGGTTTTTTATCCAATAGAGGACTAGCAAAAATTACTGGTAGAGAGTCAAGTGTAATGGAGCAAATGTTTGGTAATCCAGCTTGGAACAGAGCTAATTTAATTGCTAACAAAGCTCATGCAACAAGAAAAGAACAATTAATAGCTTTGTTTGAATCTCAAGGGAAAAAAATTATTAATAGTCGAGAGATAGGTAAAGATTTATCTATTCAGGCTCAAGCAGTAAATCCAAGATATCAATCAGATATTTGGGGTATGTCTTACTTTGATGAAAATTTGTTTAAAGCTGGTTATGTAACTGATGATTATATTGAAGCTTTAGCAGCAGATTTTGCTACTAACGAAATTGATGACATGATGTTAAAGTTTCATTTAGCTACACCATTGGGTAAAGATTTTAGATTACTTGCTCCATTCGGTGGTCCTTGGGCTGATTTTATGGGAAGATATCTTAAAGATTTAACTAGGCGTTCTCAAACAAGAGGAAATTGGACGGCTTTTACAGATGAGAAAACTGCTTCAAATTTTATTAAATCTTCAATAAATGACACATTAAATTTTGTTCCTAATCTTAGAAGACATGGTTATGTTTCAAGAATTGCAAATGCTGAACTTCAAGGATCTGTAAAAAATCCATTACACAATGTTGGTCAAGGATATGGAGAAGAAAACATTTATATTGATTTCTCTCCTTTAACATTCTTACCTAATGGAGACAACGCTATGTTTGTCATAAATCCAATAGGTGGAGTTATACCTATGGCGTTAATAGGAACTATGATGAATGTTCTTGACGATGAAAAATATAGTGAGTTACAAGATACTATAGAAGATTTGTTTCCTTCTCAAACTTTTTTCCCACCAAGTGAGCAATGGAGACATAATATAGGATCTACTGCACTAGATTTTGTTTTTGGAGGCGGCGTTATAGATTCTGCTCTAAGAGTAGTACCCTTTGTAGCGTCAGCTTTAGGTATGCAAGAAACTCCACAATCAATAAATGATGTTCCAACATCTTTAAAATATGGTAGAACAGAAAATAATCGTTTATATGACAAAACAAATGTAATTATAAATGCAGAAACTAATTGGGACAATATTGGAGATTTTACTGATTATGTAAATACTATTGCTAAGGCTACAAGAAACCATGCTGGTTTGGCTGTAGCTTCAGGAGCCACAATAAGATTGGGTGTCCCTTTAAATGTTGGTTTTTCAACAAGATATGTAGATGTAGCAGATAACTGGATTTCTTTCGGTAAAGCTGCTGGTGTGTTTGAAGATGTTGTGAAACCTGCCTCATTAGAAGAATACAGAGCGAATCCTTACAACGAAGACAACAAAATTCAAGTGTTAAATAACATTAGATCATGGTGGCTTAATTTAAGAGACACTACTCAAGGTA